CTTGCCAGTTTCCGCCACAGACTCGCGACCAGTCGCCGCAAACGACGCGGACATATCGTAGTCGCTCAGACAAAGATCTAAACCAAGTCCACAGCGCTTCCTTATAAGGCGCGCGCGGATCATTATTCGTTGTGTTTGTAGTATTTTGTATTAGTCCGGTTTTATGTACACCTTCTCCCTTGTTGCTAACTTGCGGCCTTTGTTTAGGACTTTCCATTCCGTTTGCTATCCAACACGATGCGCCCCATATCCAATAGCCGGCCATTATCGGATCGTACCATCGTTCGTCTTCACATAATCGTTGTAACAAACGATCCTCTTCTCTGATTAAAGCGGCTTTGCGTGCCATTAAGTCAGCATGATTAACGGGCCAATCGCACCATCGCGCAACTTCGTCGGGATGAAATTGTATTGCTCGCCACGCATTCGCGACGAATCCGTTTTTATCGCAAACGGTTTCTGTACGCTTCGGCATCCAATTCGGGCGCGCGAGCAACACGGCGCCGGATCCAAAAAACGGTTCGATATAGTGATCCGGATCGCCGAGGGCCGCCCACACTTTATCGGCGACACGGCGCTTTCCTCCGAAATACGGGAACGGGGCCTGTAGACTCATTCGTTCGTCTCGCTGAAAGCGCCGGCCGGCGCAGGCCTACTAAAAGCTACGGAAACACCTTGCAGCCGCCGGGCTTCGGTACAGTCCGCCACTGTTTGCTTGCCCACAGATCATCCGACCAGTCGGAAACGTTGCCGAATGAATCCCACACTCGCGCGCGGATCACATATAAGCCGTTGTCGAGGGCGGCGGCCTCGGCGCGAATGCCAACTCTAACAACGGCGCCGGCGATAACGATGTTGTCGGTAAACTCCCACGTCGCCACAACGGCGCCCTGTCGGACAACTTCAACATCGATCTTTACGATGTCGATATTCTCAGGGGAGTACACATCGTCAAACACGATGGCGACGGTATCGCTTGCGTACAAGAGCGCCGGATCGCTTTGCGTGCCATCATGTGGCACGATAGGGAACGACGCGCCGACGCAAAAGATCATCAGTCCAAACGTCGCCATCAGCAGAGTCAGATACAGCTTTCTCATTAAAGCACCTCGCGTTTGTTGGAAGCCGCCGCGCGCTCGCGCTCTTTCTCGGCGTCGGCCGGCGTCTTCTTGGAGTCAATCAAAAAGTCAACATGCTGCGCGCGGACAAATGCGCGCAGCCGCTCGGGGCCGATAAAAAATCCCATGTGCGTTATCGCTTGACCACGGCTAACGGTCACGCGCGACGGAACGCCGCATAAGTACCACTTGCCATCCTTGATTGTTAAGACCGCGCCGCCGCTATTTCCGTAAATGATGTTTGCGCTCGCCATCACATAAGGGCGCCGGTCAATAATCTCCTCAAGATCCGTGATATAGCCGAAGGCCGCGAGGGGATCGGCGCCGAGAGAGCAGCCAACGGCCCAAACGGGCTGCAGCAAATACAGTTCTGCATCCTCTGGATACAGCACGGCCACATACTCCGCCTTGTACGGAACATCGATCTCAAGCAGCGCGAGATCCTCGGCTTCCTTATGGCAGAACACAACGGCGCGCACCGGCTGGCTGATAACAGTCCGTCCGCCCCTATAATAGCTAAACAACTCCACCGTGATCGGATCGTTGTTTTCCTCGCTTCGGTACGATTGCGTCAACGAGTCCCACACTCGCACAACGTGAATCGCGCCGCTGATGACATGGTAGTTTGTCAAGACAAAAGTTCGATATTTTCCGGGAGCGGAGCCGGCGTCGGAAGAGTACACAATCGTTCCAGATCCGGCCGCGCCGGCCGACGACACGCGCACAAGGGGGCGCATTACGTCGTTCGCCATTTTGCCGAGATCGGCCTCGGCACCTCGCGCGACGCACGCCATCGCAATGCACATCAGAAATGCGGTCCACAGAACGCAGAACCAAAAACGGCGACACTTTTCTTTGTCGGACATCACGGTCTCCTCATCCGTTCCGTTGTTGCATGGTATTCCCTCAAACAGTTACCGCACCATCGACACTTCGTTCCGTCCTTCACGCCTTCAATCTTACCACAAGAGTACACTCTTATGTTATTAAAAAACTCTAACATCACATTTTTCCAAGCCTCCGTCGTAATAGCACTGTATTCGTTAAGAACACGCTTTCTCGCCTCATAATTTTTTTTGTGATCGTCGGGCACATCCTCCAAGAAATACGCAAGAAAAGTCAACACGACTACAACATCGCGGCTTGTGTACCAATTTACGATGTCGCGCACAAGCGGCAAGTTCCACGTGCACGTTCGCGCGCGCACAAACATCAGATTCGGCGGCGGCTTCTCGATTTTATGGAAGTCGGTATACGTCATCCTATTCGGATTCGCCGTCAACACAACCGGCCCCGGGAAGCCGGCCAAGTCTATCGGAAACGATGTGTTGAAAAACTTCCGAGGATACCGCATCGCGCTCTTAAACACGGTCACGCGGTCAAAGTTACTATCGTTCCCGTCGTTGAACCTAATGACGGTGTTGTCGTCGTCAAGCATGTCTTCCGGCGGCATGTTCGGAAGATTTTTTTCGAGCGGTTCGAGATACGATCTTCCGCTCTGGAAAAAACAGTCGGGGCAGCCGACGGGGCACCTTGTACTATGCGGGATAGCACAATAGATTCCGCTTCCTTTGGTCTTTGGGTTTTCCTTGTAGCTCATATTTTGTAGCTCCTCGTAGTTTGCGGCAAAAGAATATGCAGCGTGTTTTTCGCGCGAGTCACGCCGACATAAAACGTTCGGTTTTCGTCGTCCGGACCGTCGCCGATATGTCGATACGTCAAGCGTGTCACATCGGTAATGACGGCCACGTTGTCGGCCTCGCCGCCTTTTGATGCGTGGATTGTATCGATATGCACACGCGGATCTGCTGATATGTCAACGCCACGTCGCAGCATCGCCAGATAGTACGCTCTTCTCTTTTCCGAGATTCCGTCAAACACTCGATACCATATGACATCGGCGACGCCGATGTCCTTGAATCGCACAACGTCTTCTTTCTTGAATTTTGCGCGCGCGCCGATTCGCTTCAACACGGTGTTGCCTTGTTCGCCGCTCGCGGTTCCGCCGCCTCTTAGATTTTCGAAGATCTTGATCGCTTCTATGTCATCGTGATTTACCGAGCCGCCGCGCCTCGTGGTATACGGGACGCCGCGCCGACGCGCTAGATCTTCCCACATCCGCAAGTGAATTCTATTCCTAGCTAATAGCAACCACTGGCCGCCGTCGTGAATCGGTATCGAGTCGTAATGCCGATGCTGTACGACGTCGCCGGCGCGCCCCGAGGGCGAAAAATGCTTGCGGTACCGTTTCCTTACTCTTCCGATGATCGATTGACTGAAACGATAAACGGCGTCCGGAAGCCGGTTGCTTTTTGGCAACACTTCGGTGGTGCTCGGATCGAGCGACAAAAATTCCTCGACATCGGCGCCGCCCCATTTATAGATCGCTTGATCGTCGTCGCCGGCGTAGTACACTCGCTTCGCGTTTCTGAAAAGAGTCCTTGCGACGCTCCATTGCAGCCGTGACAGATCTTGCGCTTCGTCAATGATTGCAACATCGATTCCGATGGGCGCGCAGGACAAAGCGCTTTCGAGCATGTCGGTAAAATCAACTAATGCGTGAAGCTTCTTGTAAGCCTTGAGCGTCTCAGAAAACCATTGCAGCCAGTTCCAACGAATACCTTCCCCGTATCGGCGCGCAACTTCCACTAGCGGCGTTTGCGTTACTCTTGCGAAATTGTCAAGAAAAATTCCGCGATCACCTATCGATCCAGAGTACGGGCTTAAGTCGCCGGCGTCAATGGTTGTCGAAAACTTTGTGCTAGTGTACGCTTCGAGTTCCTTGAAATGCTCGGCATTAGAGCCCAACACTTGCTCCGCTCTAAACGCGCATAGCGAATAGGCCAAAGAATGCAGCGTCCGGAAATACGGCGTGTCGTGCTCGCTTAGCTTGAAGCGGACTAGTACGCGCTCGCGCGCTTCCTTGACGGCGCGTCTCGTGAACGACACAAACGCAATTCTATCGGGCCTCGTGCCGGCGGACAACTCAGAGTCTAAAATGTCCATCAGCCTATGAGTTTTGCCGGCGCCGGGGCCGCCAAGTATGAGATGCGTATGCATTAGAAGTCGCCGTCCGGGACACGTTGTTTTGCGTTTTCTGTTTGCTCAGTAAACGCAGAGCGCGGCATTGCCCAATACTTTGTCCGCTTACCATAAAACGATCCGGTCCGCTCCTCGGCGCCAGACTGGCGAAGCGTTGACCAGATCCAGTTGATCTCGTTCCGTTTTTGAAAGCGCCTTGTGTCGAGGAACTTTGACAAGTCGGCCGGCCGGAAATAGTAGAATTTTTCGTCCTTGAAAACCGCTCCGTTGAGAATGTCGGCTAGCTCGGCCGCCGGCGCCGTGTCGGCGCAGAATTCCTCGGTCAACGTCAACAACAGACCGCTAACACTCGCGTCTTGGGGAGCCGACACGATCTCTATGTTCTCTAGCAGTTCGTTGATCGTCGCACGCCAGCTATCTGGATCGATGTCTCCGGGGACAAAGTTTATTTTCTTGATCGCAAACTTTGCAAATGTTTTCTGATCAGCGAGCACGGTCTCATCGTTGAATGAGCATCGGCGTCCGTTGATTGTAACATACCACACCGGCGGATCTGAATCTATTTTTTGCAAGTCGGCCATATCAACGCCGAGATCTTCGCCGCCGCCGTTACAGCCGCTATACCGACACAGCTTGCACGCCGCACGGTCGCAGTTTTTGCGGAGCGCCGGATCGGCGCAAGTGTACTTATACTTTCCCGATTTTCTGATGGCCGATCTAACCGATGCTTTTATTTCGGCGTCGTGAAGCGGGGGGCGGCAGAATGCGTTGTTGATACGCATCACTTTGTCGCTTACGTCTTTTCCCCATCGCCGTTGAGCGTATATCGCGAGATTGAAGATGATCTTATTGCGGTTTCCTTCGCTGATTCCGTCCAAGCACGCGCGCCTCAAGCACGGCGGCATTCCGTCAAGAAGATCTTCGCAGTCCTTGTAGTCATCTGATCGTTGCTTGACGACGGCGGCATCGGCGGCCGCTATCCACGCGCGCAGCGTTTCTTCGCTCAGATCGGCCTCGACGCTTTTAGCATACTCAAGAAACGCTTCAGCCGTCAAGCGGTTCCCTTTGACAATAGCGTATCTATCGGTTTTATCGCCGCCGAAGTACGGCATGTTGAGCCAGTTTCCGACATCGGTCGGGCCGCCTAGCTCCGTTTGCTTCGGAAAAATTTCAGCGGATGGATGGCCGATTACAACGGCAGCCCGTGCCAAATGCGCGCGCACCAAAGACGCCGGCATCGCGCCGGACAAGAAAAGAAACGCATGGACGCCGCCTGATTTTGTGCGGCAAAGCACTAGCGGCATTCCGGCTTCGCTCAGCGCTTGCTCGATTTCTTGGATATTCAGCCCGTCGTAGACATCTATATCGACGGCGCCCCATCTACAGGAAGCATCGTCGTCAATGGGGACAATGCCAACTCCGACGGTTCCGGATAAATGATCTCGCCACACAGTATCGGTCACCGGTTCGGAAACCGTCCGCGCGGTACCCTTCGTTTTTGATCCGGCGTCCGTTTTCTCTAAAATACGATAGACTCCGTGGGCTCGCTTGAGCCCACGGAATCTGTCGTTGAACCTTGTGGCAAGTTCGTTGATGTCCATTGTGCGCGCAGATGGCGGCTTGTGTCTCAGAACGATGCGTCGTTAGATCCGGCCGACAATTCGTCATCCATCGGCGCAACTTGCGCGCGGCCGTCCATCAATTGCTTGCGAAAAGTTCTAGCGTACTCCACAATCGCGGCGTCCGCGGGATCGGACGGATTAAGTCGGCGCTCAAGCGAAATTTTCCAGCCCTTCCATCCGCCTTTTTCGTTCGACTCGCCGACGGTCGTCAACCGATAAACGTGACTATACGACGGCGCAATATACGACGAACCATCGGCGCGCCTAAACTGGATGTTCTGCATTTGCGTCATCCAGTTTCTCGACTTCCGTAATTGCGTCGAAGTCATTCCGATCACAACCGGAGCCATCGATCCGTCTTCGTCGAGCACAAGGCAGAAATGGTACCTTGTGTCGGCGAGATAGTTTCCATTCTCAAGGATTAGCTTTCCGCTTTCGTCGCGGTTGTTCTTCGCCTTGAGCACGAGAGGATCGTTCGGATCATACGTTCCCTTGAAGCCGCCGCCGGAAGTCCGAGGTACCCACTCAACGAAACGATGATGCATATGCACCGGCACGACCAACACGCCGACTTGTCCGTCAACACGTTTTTGCGTTACGTTATTGAAGATCTGGCCGGGAACAGCGCCGTCAATGTGCGCGTTGTTGTCATCGTCGCACTGCGGCGATCCCTTCTGCAAGATCTGCAGGTACGGGATAGCGTAGCAGTCCGACGATGCATTCTCGAAGCCGGCCCCGGCATCGCTTTCAAATGCAGCGCAAACAATCGCCTCAACCTTCGGCTTCACGACTTCAAGATCCATCGGTTCGTCTTTCTTCTTAGACATCGTGCATTCTCCTTAGCTCTTGGGCCTAACAATCTTTGTTTCCTTGTACTCAAACACGCCAAGCAAATCGGTCGGCACATCCTCGCCACGCTCAAGGCGTTCTCTTACGAACGCCGCGAGAGTTTGAGCGTGGACGGTCTCATCATGCTCGACGTTGTATCCAGAGGCCGACTCGCGAAGAAGTTTTTCAAGTCGCGCCGCCTTGTCGTCCTCGCCTTTGCCAAAGGACACAGACACCGTGTTCTTTACAATCGCCGCCCCGTCGTTACCGCGAAGCCACGCGAACGCTTCTTGACGGCGAGCCTTCGGAATCGAAGCCTTGACGACGCGCTTGATAGTAATCCGCGATCCGTCGCCAAGAGTAAACGACGTCATTCCGCTAACGCCGCACTGTTCCATTAGCGACGGGATCTGCTCCGACGACAACACAAAAAGTTCTTTTTTCTTCTCTGCCAGCTCCTCCTCGATTCTCTTGATCTCGGCCTCGGCTTGCAACTGCTTTTCCGCCAGAGCGGCCAGCGTTTGTAGCTGATCCGATGTCGGCAAAGCACTATCAACGTCTTCCTCAAAAAACGACAAATCGCTTTTGTCCATACTGCACCTCCAATAAAACGCTATTCTACTACATCGCGCCGGCAATGTCAACCGTATTTTTTCTCACGGCCGCAACAGCCCCGTCCTTTAGCACAGCGTCGGCAACGTCGCGCTTGCTCTTGAGCGCATTTAGTACGTACTCATCAATAGTATTTTCGCACACAATATCTTTGTATACGACATGCTTTTTCTGGCCGATCCGATGGCAGCGGTCCTCTGATTGCGTCCGACTTTCTAGCGAGAAATCGTTGCTATAGTAGTAAACAGTTGTTGCTGCCGTCAACGTCAATCCAAGGCCGGCCGTTTGTTGGTTGCCAACAAAGAAGCGCGTCTCGCCTCGCTGAAAACGGTCAATTATTTCCGCGCGTTCCGCTACATTTGTCGATCCATAGTAGACGCCGACGGCGTTTTTCTTTCCTCCGGAAAACACACGAAGCCGCGCGGCTATCGATTCAATCTCATTCCGGAATCGAGCCCACACTATTACCGACTCGTTTTCCGGCAGATCAGAGATGTCGGAGATGAGCACGTTCAGCTTTGGATTGTCTTCGAGCTCGCGGCCGCCGCCGGCGTCGTCCGGCACATAGCCGCCGGTCACTTGTTGCATTCGCAGCAGCCGCGTCAACACCAGCGGCACGGGGATCTCGGCGTCTTTTTGCGCTTCGAGCACAAAGTCATCGCGCAACTTCTCGTATATCCTTCGCTGCTCATCGGCCATCGGTACTATTAGCCTTGTATAGATCTTGTCCGGGAGATCCAAGCAGTCGGATTTTAGCACGCGAAAAGAAAATTTGCTGATTTTGTTATGCAATTCGTCGAGATTTTTATAGCCTACCACATCCTCGTATTTGTACGAACGGCCGGCGCCGTCAATCGCGATTCGTTGTACGATTTGCGCGAAGTGACACTTGAAGGCGTAGTATGAATTGAAGCCGATGATCTTCGGATCGAGAAACGAGAATTGCGTAAACACGTCGAGCGGGGATTGCGTGATCGGCGTTCCGGTCAAGATCCGTCTCGTATCGGCTAACGTCTTCAATTTCAGAACCGCCTTTGTGCGCTTCGCCTGATGACTTTTGATCCGCGTTGATTCGTCAACAACAATCATCGCTTGCGACGGAGAAACGCTCCGCAAAAATTTCTCCGCAAACTCCGGCGGGCGCTTCGCGCTAAACGCTTCAACGTTCATCGCCAATATCTTCACGCCGTCGAACGGCTGTAGAAGTTTCAACAACAGCCGCTTGTATTTTATGCTATGTCCCGACGACTTCCAGACAACAGCCAGCCTCGGTATGCTATCGTCAAGATGTGTCGGGATCTCGTTTCTAATCCAGTTAGCGTTGACGCCGTTCGGCGCGATTATCAACACGGCCTTGATTGCTGGATAGTCGGCCGCGATACCGTCTATGATCACCTTAGATTTTCCGGTCCCTTGCTCCATAAGCAGCGCAAATATTTTCGACGACGATGCGCGCTTGAGAGCTTCGATCTGATGCTTGTACGGGACGGTCTTATACTTCATCTGATTAGTCTTCGTCGGATTCGTCTTCGTCGGAATCGCAAGCCGCGCGCCGGCCTTCGAGCGCCGCCTCGGCCGCCGACAAAAGTTCGTTCAACACATCTGATTCTATCAGCCCGCATCCGTCGGATTCGATAACCACAACGTCGCGCAATTGCGCCAACAAATCGAGGGCGTTATCAAGTCTTTCCAGGACGGCTTCAACGTCTACGTTTTCGCTCGCTTGTTTCCTCGGTACCATGATGACTTTCTTCCTTTAGCAGCGTGTTTTTATACGATAGCAGACATCGTTTTCTGTTTTCTCCGGCAGCGTCGTCTTTTAGGTTCGCTATTCTACGATCTATTTCCTTGATCACAAGCTCTTTTAGATCC